CCGGCATTTTGTAGGAAAATTTCTTTTTGCCGTCCTCGTCTATAAACTGCACGCCTTGGCGTCTACCTGTCACGTCAATGATTGGTATTTGCAGATCAGGCCCATCAATAATAGCGTTATGGCGCTGTACGTTTTTGCGTACGAGATACGGGTGCGTTTCCGCGTCTGGCGCTTCCTGCGCTTGCTCGATTTCCGGCATTATCTGTTCCCCCTGCGCTGGCCATTCTATGGCTTTATTTTGCGGCCTTGCAAGATCAGGCATTTTATTTGCGTCTGGCCACAATCCTTGGCTGCGCAATGCTTCCTGTATGGCCTTAAAATCATTGCATTGCCTGCAATTAACCATGACCTCGCCATTGAACTCTTTTACCCAAAACCTGTCTTTGCCGCCGCAATTCGGACATGCCCCATGATGCTCGCCCTTGCTGGTCTGTTTTAGGTTAAGGAGCTTGACTATCTCGTTGCCCCATTCGGCCCAATGCGCGGTGGGGAACTTGCTATCCTGCCTTAAATTATTTAACATAATCGTGCATACCTCTGCTTCTGGTTGCCCCGCCCGATTAGGTTTCGCACTGTTCGGGCGGGGCTTTTTTATGTCCTAAAAGGGTATTTCATCATCGAATGAATCCGACGCCGATTGAGGCGCTGCCGTGGCAGGCGCTGGGCTTACTGGTGGCAATGCAAACGGATCATCTGCCGCTGGGCTTGCTTCGGCTGTGTAGCCGCCGATCACAGCATCAAATGGGTCAACGCCATGCTGAAGTTCAGCCAATTCAAGCACCTGAACAGCACGCAATCGCAAGCTGATGCCATTTATTGATCCAGTATTATACGGCACAAGCGTTACGGCCACGTTTACCTTGCTGCCTGACGTCAGCATAAAGTCATCTGGCAGCTTATTGCGCTGCGCATCTACCTGACGCGGCGGGCTGGTTTTTTCCATGCCATACGCGCCTTTTAATTTGGCTTTGCCGATTATCTCGCCATCATCGCCTTTTTTGTATGGCAAGTTTGATGGCTTTTCCGGCCATTTCTTTTTGCTGTCCATAGACGCGGCGTTATTATACGCTTCCATGCAAAGCGAATGTAGCTGCTTTGCCTGATCCGGCGTCATAATAAATGACATGTCATAGGCTGCACCATCGTCTAATGCATCGCATTTCACTGATCGCATTTCGCCGCTGTCAAATTTATATGTGCCGTTTAGTCGTGGGTAACGCGCAACGGCGTTACTGATAATATGTTGCATATGCAACTCCTTAGTAAATTGCGTGGCACCCCCACGCTGGGATCTATTAGAACGCGCCTGACGCGTTCATCCAGTCCGGCAAATGGATGGTGTTTATCTCATCCCAACCGGTGTCATATTCTTCGTTATCTGTCGCGTGCTTGATGGTGTATAATGTTTCAATCATGCGATTATGCGCGTGCCGCAAATACATTTCGCTCATTTCGTGAACGCATACGGCGTATGGCTTTTCCTTTTCCACGCAAATGAACATAAACTGCTTTATGCGTAGCCCCTCAAGGTTAAGGCAATGCAAATAGAACGCCGCTTGTATGTCGTAGCCGAAATTTCTGACCGAACGGTCAAATCCTTTGGGTGACGCATCAACACATGTCTTCACATCTATCGCTATGCCCTGCTTGACCAGCAGCCCATCTGGGCGTGTTTTGAGCGGCAAATCTAAATCTGGGTCTGTCACAAAGAATGACGCCTCTGCAATCAGATCAGAATGCGTAAGCAAATGATGCGCAACGTTGTGCTGCAATACAGACTGCGCCATATCTATGCTTTGCTTGTATTCGGCTTCCGGCAGAAGCACAGCGCCAGCCTTGTCAGCATCTTCTTTTGCCTGCTTCCATTCCTTGCCGCGCCTTGTCTCCGGCCCGCATCTGACTAGGTTTTTTTCTGGTTCTAGTAGATGCGCGTGACAGGCGCTGCCCAGATCAAATGCGGCGCTTTCTTTGCGCTCCTGACCTTTCCAATGCGCCAGCGATTTGCTGCTAACCGTTTTTACGTCCGACGATGATATTGCCGGATCTAAATGATATGCCTCGTTGGACATGTCTTTGCGCATAACCATTACGCCCTTCCCCTTCCATATAGTGCAATCAGCAGCGCCTCTGCGCGATGCTCATGCTTTTTTAATTTTAACTCCGACGCCCGATCAGGGAACCATTGCTGGGCCAGACGTCTTGCTGCGTCTTTGTCTTTTGGCAAATTCAGCGCGCGCTTCCAATTAACTGGGCCTACCAACGTAAACCTTGAGCGAGAAAGCGCAACAGTAGATGTGATCTGACCAAACGCATATCCCAGTTTAAACGTTGAGCTAACGCCCTGCTTTGGCATTGCCTGTTGCCGCTCAATCCATATGTGATCGACAGCATCACAGCTCATTATAATATCGTTTAGCGCAACGACATCTACACCGCCCTCGCTATACACCGGCAAGTCATGCACCTCAGACCAAGTGTCTGTGATGATTGCTACGCCGCCAGTACGATATCCGCAGTCTATGCCAATGGTCACTGGATCGCTCATAGTTGAGTCCTTATTCAGTTAAAGGTTGCTCAACTACAATATCGTGCTTCGCAAGGAAGTCACGCAGCGCCATTTCTACTGTTGCCGCCTTTGTCATGCGCGTCTTGTCTTTATACAAGTCCAATCCCGCAATCACCTCTGGCCTCACGCGAACTAATAATTGTTGAAGCTCCATTTCCATTCTCCTTCTGTAGCTCAATTGCAACAGCTACAGACAAACATATATCGTGTCAATAGCACATAGATATAAATTAATTGTTGACAGATATCTTTTAGATATTGTAGCTTATATTTATCAAATCAGGAGGCGCATAATGAATAGCAGCGAAAATAATTTAAAAGTTGGTCAGGACGTCTGGATTAACATGTCTAGCTTTGCAGACGATGAAATGTGGGTCGCTGGTAAAGTATTAGGCTTTACGCCCAAAAGAATTAAGTGCTGGAACGAAGTCAGAGGCACAGAAGGGTTTTACGCCCCGCATAAAGTAAAAGAGCCTCAATAATTCAATTTAACTCTAAAAGGAGAAATCATAATGAACCTTACGCACACACATGAATTTCTAATCACGCACATCACAGACAGCGGCACAGGCTTTGGTGTGCGCACCGACAACGGCGAGAGCGTACATATTTCGCCGCGTCTGCTCCAGCAGGCGCACGCAAACCTTGATGACATCTGCATCGGTATTATTGTGCAGAACTCTATCGAGGATCAGCGCGAGCGCACGCCTTGGGTGGCCGCATATGTGCAGGAAAGACGCGCAGCGCGTGACGTGCTGGGCTTAGCGACTGACGCGCTAGCAGAGGCCGTACAAGCTCCCACCGAGGAACCTAAGCCGATTGATTGGGCCGACGTCCAGCGCAAGATTATTGCGATGCTCCAGAGCGACGACGTCACCTACTGCGAAACGGCAGACATTGCTGACGTCGTTGGCATTGAGCCGCGCAAGCTATCGCAGCACCTCGAAAACATGCATTCACGCGGCGAGATATGCCGAGCGCATGTAAACCAGCGCGCAAACCAGCAACGCGCAACCTTGGTGCTGTGGAGCATTAATGCGGATGTGTACAAATGATTTGCACAACCTGCGACGGAACCGGCTTCATCGAGTTGCCGCGTTTCGTCAACACACCGGACAGCGACGCATGGACAACGGTGCGCTGCCCAGAATGCCAAGACGAAGACGACTTCGATTGGCGCAACGAAGAAAAGGAAGAGTGATGACTAAAAGAAGAGCAATGATCGTAGTCGAATTTGAGGGCGGCAATGCACGCGCCATAGCCACATTAAATGATATCATGGCAAATATTGCAGAAGGTCTTATCGACGAAATACACTTAGCAGGTGGAATACGTGTGGCGTCAAGTGTAGGCGCAGTTTGCGACACAATCCCCCGACATAAAGACCGCAAGCTAACTGTGGAAGACTTGAATAACGCTGTATTTCGCGGGACTGGAACCAAGCACAAAAAGGGAAAGAAGTGATGGGGATATATATCACAACCCCCCGCGATGAATATTTCGAGTACAAGCATATAGTCAGCGCAAACCAAACCGCAGAGTTTCGAGATGACGGCGTACATGGCAGCTTGTATAATTTGCAGCTTACAATACTGGATCACGCAAAGCCTGTCGTTAATCTGCAAGGCCGCGTTGTGCATGAAACTGTGCTGGCGATAATTGACCAATCAACCAAGTATCATCTCAGGCTTGTTAAGGATGCTGTTGATGCAAGGCTGGAGGGGATGGAATGACTATAAACTTGTATTCGCCATTTGAGAACGGCAATAAATCAACGGCAAGTGTTTCTGTTTTGAGGGACAAGGACGGTGGCGAATGGCACACGTTTCGAGGGAAGCGAAACTTGTGGCAGGGGGCAAAATTCTACCAGCCAAGTAACCCCTTAGCTGACGAAATGTTTATATCAGTTTACAACGGAGAAAATTGCGTTGTCGAGCTGACGGGCAGAGTTGTTCACAACCTCATTTGCTCGATTGTTCAAGATAGCAATAAGTTTCATTTAATCAAATTGCGTCGGGCTATAGATGAAAGATTGGAGCAATTTAATGATTGATGATGCGACCGCCGTGTACACACATAAATCAGGTGACGGAGAAATACTTTACATAGGTATTTCAAACAACCCTGCGTTTAGAACCACGCAACATTCAATAGATAAGCATTGGTTCAAGAAGGTAAAGAAAATTGAAATTGATTGGTTTGACACAAGGGTGAAGGCTTTAG